ACAGCTTCAAGGAATTTCATGCAATTACTTAGCTAAAACGCTTCGTAACACAATGTTGTTGGTGATGTCTGCATGAAGTTTAATGAAGTCATGTGAACTCAAGTACTTTTTAAGTTTCTCCAATGACTTGGGCTTGATGTAACAACGATCTGAAATAGCTTTTAACTCATAAATTTGTGTGAGATTTAACACATCTATAGGTTGTTCAAGTGTTACATGACAAAATCCAAAGCGTTTGATGATGTTGACAACACATTGATATACCAATGATGTCATGGATTCATCCAGCTGTTCAAGCTTCAAAGGTGTGAAGTTTAATATGTTTTTTGTGTTGTTGAACTGTTTGCACACAGAAATCACAGAAGTCGCAATGAAATGAGTGATGATCTTTTTAACATCACGTGAATTTGACCTGATTCCCAAATTGTATGCCCAGCAAAAGCTTATCACCTCAGGTTCCACCAGTTGGTTGATCACGTAATTTAGCGATATCACATTGATTCCATATTCCGGATACTCGTGATTTTGCATAATTTCATTGTAACCTAAGCTTCATCAACCTCCACATCCACCGTGATTCCGCAGAATGTAGCAATATTTTTTAATCTCTTCAGCATCTCCACATCACCGAGGGCACCGTAATCTCACAGAATATAACATATTTTTTAATCTCTTCAGCATGTCAGTACCACAGAGCATATGATATCATCTTTTGTTCTTTCTCTCTTCTTTTTCACTCATCCTTCGTATTATGTAGTCTCTGAAGCTGACTAGATCAAGGTGTTTCAACAACTTTTTCTGAAATATTTTCAGTATTTTGTGGAGTTCTGATGATTCCCTTAATTTTTCCGATGCGTAGATTGATCATCCCATTGTAATAATCATCACGAAGCAGCACATCACGATCAAACTGCTCCTTGGCTTCATAGTAGGCTAGAGCACTCTTGCTGTCACCATACCTGATGATTTCAAACAAAAAATTGTGTTTCCCAAGCTTTTTGATGTCATTGTTGAGCTCTACAGAACTGCTGGTGTAAGTTTTCCAGTCAGTTTCCACAATTTGATGACGTTTCCTTGTTTTGCCCTTTAGTGGTGGGCGTTTCTTGACGCTATACATCTGCTTTTTACCAACATACATCTTGTGGTACACAGTGTTGGTTATGCAATACACAAAACCATACACATCATCAGGTGCTACCAGAGTGCTGACCCAATGTCCAGTGTCATTCATCAATTGCTATTTAGGTCACGACGCTGCATTGGCACTTTACGTTTGCCAATGCGTTTGGTGACTCCAAGCGCTTTTGGTACTCTAGCATCACCAGGAGCATAAAAATCAAGACCACCAGGCACTGAACCACCTTGATCACCAGCAGCACCCAATCCAAACACAGTGGCAGACATCATTTCCTCCTGAATCATCTTGATGAAAGCTGCTGCAAAAAGATCACTTGCCATGTTACAACCAGTATTTATCATTGTTTCATGGAGTTGTTGGAGAGATACATCAAAGAAATCGCAGAAGATCTACGCATTGATGAACTAAACATCAAAGATGCACAAATGCGGTTACCATCTCGTCGACATTTCTGGGTGTCTCGAATGATCAATCACAAGATTGAGCTTGAAAGACTAAAGATCAGTCGTGATCGCACGCGCAAACAACTGGTTCAGCAATTGGCCGACAATGCTCCAGTGAAGATGTCGCTGCCCAACATGGAGCGAGCAGTGGATGGCACTGATGATGTTCAGACTCTGAACCTCAAAATTCGTGAAAATGAATTGATCATTGAGCTGTTGGAGAAAACTGAACGTAATTTCACCAGCTGCACATACGACATCAGCAACATCATCAAGATCATTCAGCTTGAACAACAATGACAACCATTGATTACAACATCAACAAAGGCAAAGCTGTTGTCACTGGTGAACATTTTGAGTTGATTCGGGAGTTTTTCTCAGTGGAAAACCCCGCTGCCAAATTCAACAGACACAGATACCACATCGCCAAGCGACTTTACGCCATCACTCCAACAGGATTGATGGACATTGGCATGGTCAGTGAAGTTCAAAAATTTTTGACCGACAGAAAACTTGACAGTGACATCACATTGACCACCAATGCTCAACAAGCATTGTACCCATCAAGAGATTTTGATGTTCAACAGACACTAAAACACCCGTTGCGTGATTATCAGTTAGAAGCTGTTGAACAGTGTGTTGCTCAAGGTCGTGGTGTCGCTGTGTTGGGCACAGGAGCAGGCAAGACATTGATCATTGCAACATTGGTTGAAAACTTTTTCATCAATGCACTCAACAAAGACACATTCAAATGTCTGATCATTGTACCAGATCTTGGATTGGTCAATCAAACATACACAGACTTTGTTGAGTATGGTGTATCATTCAAGCTGACACGATGGACAGGCAGCATCAAACCCGATCTGACTGCCAACATCATCATCGCCAACACAGCCATTCTTCAGAGTCAATTTGAATCCAATGAATGGCTTGAACATGTGGACATGCTTGTTGTTATGAAACACACAAAGCTGGTGCTGGTACTCAACTCAGCAAGATCATTCATCAAATCAACACATATCACAAATTTGGATTCACTGGCACTTTGCCAGAAGACAAGCTGAGCAGATGGTGTGTCATAGGCAAATTGGGCACAGTGTTGTATGAAAAGAATTCATATGAGCTGAGAACAGAAAAATTTCTCACCAATGTTCACATCAAGATGATGTGTGTTGAATATTTGCACCCACCTGTCAAATCATCCAACACTGATTCACCAACAGAAGCATATGTGCAAGAGTTGGACTTCATCAAGCATCAACCATTTCGTAATCGAGTCATTCAAACCATATGTAGCAACTTCAACAACAATGTGTTGGTGTTGGTCAATCACATTGATCACGGTGAGACACTTGAGCAGTTGCTGCAGTTCAACAACAAACAAGTGTTTTTCATACGAGGAGAAGTTGATGTTGAAGACAGAGACCGCGTCAAGGCCATCATGGAATCTCACAACAACGTGATTTGTATTGCCATAAGCTCCATCTTCTCAACAGGTGTCAACATCAAAAACATTCACATGATCATGTTTGCAGCAGGTGGCAAAAGTTTCATCAGAACTGTTCAAAGCATTGGACGTGGTTTGCGATTGCTTGACAACAAAGATCAATTGACCATCATTGATGTGGTAGATGAATTGGAGTATGGTCGCAAACATGCAGAAAAGCGCAAACAAATATACAAAAGAGAACACATTGAGTTTTCATTGCATAAATTGGTTGAAAAATAGTTGCATTTGAGAGACAGAGCGTACACTGTATTGAATGTATGTCTGAACCAACACCAACACCAACACCAGCAGTTAAAGTCAAAGCACGAGCAGTGCCAAAAGTCGGCAAAGACAAACACTATGTCAATGCTGAAGAGCTCAAACAAGCCATCACCAAGTTTTACCAAGATGATGATTGCACAAATTATTTGTGTGAAAGCATCACCAAAATTGCACAGGGATTGAGCTTTGCACCAAGCTTCATCAATTACTCATACAAGGAGGACATGGTGGGTGATGCCATGGTCAAGATGTTTTCCGCGCTCAAGCGCAAAAAATTCAACATTGAATCTGACACCAGTCCTTTTAGCTATTTCACCACCATTGCGTTTCATGCATTCATCAATCGAATCAAAAAAGAAAAAAAGCATCATGAAACCATCACAGCATACCATGCCAGCAAATACGAAGAATTGCTCACCACTGGTGAAGTCAACATTTATGTCAAACCTTTAGTTGAACATGATGATGAGGCCAATTATACTTGGTCTGAGTGAATTATTTTTCCCAATCAAAAATAGCAATATTTTCTGATCTACACATCGGTGTACATCAAAATTCCAAATACTGGCACCATGTAGCGCGTCAATGGGCTACATGGTGTGTTGCTGAACTCAAGAGTCATAACATCAGAGACATCGTTTTTTGTGGAGATTACTTTCACACTCGCAACGAAGT